TCCCTTCCAAATGGATTGTTGTTAAAGTCCAAATTAAATTTTTGCTTATCAATAAAACTTTCTAATTTAGTTTTAACCCATTCCTTTGCTGGTTGTGGTAAAACTTTGACATTTAAATAACTTGGAAGATAAACTAAATGTGTTCCTATAACTCCACCGCCGAACGGTGCTGGATTGACTTTATTAAATCCTTGATCCATTTTCCATTCAGCAAGTTCGTCAATATAAGGAATGTTTAATAACTGTACTGCACAAGCAATATTGATCACTGTATTATCATTTGTATTAAGATCTAATCTTTTTAAATTTGCTTCTACATCTTTCCACTTACTAGGATAACGTATATAATCATTACGTTTATCATATGCATCAATACTAAAGTTAAATCGTACTTCTTTAAAATGATTCCAAAGTGCAAATAATTTATCAGGCAATTCTAGTCCATTTGAGTTATATCTTAAAGCACAATTTTTTGCATGGCCTTCTTCAACCATAAACTCTAGTATATTATAGTGTTCAGGAATTAATAACGGTTCTCCGCCAGCAAAGTAAAGTTCTTGAATATACTTTGCTTGATCTTTCATTGACTCAATAAACGATCCTTTTTGATACCAAGTGTAGTCAAAGTTATCGTTCCACCCTTGATCTTTAATTAAGTCTTTGTTCTTGTATTGTGGAAACTGTAACTTCCATTCTTTAATCCAACTTGAACTATCATGCGGACTACACATAATACATTTAAGCTGACATAGATTTCCTAACCGCAAATCAAAATATGGAATGTTAACAGGAACACTACCGTCTGGCTTAGTGTCCTTAACTATTGCTTTTAAGTCTAATCTTTGATCCCACTCTTTAGTTTCCCACTGACGTTTACTTGTAATACCATTAGCTTCTTCTTTAAAACATTTAATACAGCTACTTGGTACTTCTCCTGCTATCATTTGTAATCTTGTTTTACGCATCTGATGACTGTTGAATACTTCTTCAATAGTATGGTCACGTAAATTCATATTAATACCGTCTTGTTTAACTAGCCCTACTTCTTTTTCATCTTCTATACCTGCACCACTGGCGTTAGCAGTACAACAAACTCTAACATCACCGTTAGGTCTTGTTGCTAAATGTATCCAAGGTAAAGGGCAAAATGTTTTACTCATATCATTCTCGATATATTAAAATATAGGAAATCATGTGTCATATCAAGTTCTACTAATTCTATATCTGTTAACGTTTTATAGTTAGACAACATTAAAGTCCAGTCTATTCTATTTTCCCATACTGCTGGCATAACAAGTTTTCCTACTAAAAGGTATCCTATTGCTAAATGTGAACTTATACTAGGACCTGCTATATTTTTTTCATACCACGTAACAAATTGATTTAATTTAAAATATGGTTCTATATCAGAAGGACGAAAAAGCATGTAGCCTTGTGCTTTAATTCTATCTTCGGGTTGTAACTGTCCATCTGTAATAGCTTCAATATCATTATCTGATGCTACTTCTAACCAATGCTTACCTTTATATGTATAATTCATACATAAGTCGCCAAAGTCTCGATCTGCTTTAAAAAACAAATAATCTGATTGTTCTAAAGGAATATAATCTTCTTCATCAAATTGAAAATACGCATTTAAGCGAGGTTCATTACCGTGTTGCACTTTATACTGTTCATAACTATGAATAGCATCGTTAATTGTGTCCCACAACTCTCCTGTTATATCTGCTACATCTTGATGCAATTTGTTTAAGTCACTATTTTCTGTTATTTGTATTACTTCTAAATTATGTTTTACATTTATTCTTTTTATTAAATCATTAATATACGCTATTAAATTGTTCTTATCTTGTTCTGTAACAACAAAACTAGTATCACTAAGTAACTTAGATTTTCTCTTTATTGCATCTTTAACTATATTAAACCATTTAACAGCAGACTTATGACTATAAATTTTATAGAATAAACTTAACGTTTCTGCACCATTAGAAAATGTAATTTTAAGTCCGTTACTCATGTTCTACCTTATCAAATTGACTATTAAGTTTATCAAAACTACCGCATTGTTTTGAACATTCTTTTAATCCTGTTGTTGTCCAACATCCACTAATATTATTAAAAAATCCACTATTAAATATTTCACGCAAACTTGCATCATGTAAATTAGGAAATCTTTTAATCTTTCCCATATACTCTATACGTACATCTGCCTCCTTAGGTGCCCATTCTAAATCTAACCAACAACAAGGTGAAACATTTCCAGTAGCACTTATATATAACATATTATCTGCTTTTGCTTTACAAGTAATAGTTGGTAGTAATTCACGTTCAGCCGTTTTTACTTTTGCAGTTATATCTTTGCTTCTCTTTGTAGGATAAAGAGTATTAACAACATTATAGTCATCATCAATTACATCTAATTTACCATCTCTAAATCTTGCAGAATGTTTCATTGCAAATGCTTTAAATCCTAACTCTTTGCTTAACTGCTCACACTTATCAACTTGATGTTCATTATGTTTAAAAACTAACATATCCCAACGAGCATTGCCTCCTGCACTAATAAACTCTTTTGCATTAGCAATAATTTTATCCCAGTTTGTGTTAATTCTGTATAAAGAATGCGTATCCTTTAATCCATCGATACCAAATATAACTGTAACATTTATTTTTGCAAGAGCCTGCCACCATTCTATACTTCTACCACTACCGTTAGTATGCATTTGTAATCCCATATATGGATTATGCTTATACAGATAATTAAAAATTTCTAAAGTATCTTCGGCTATCATTGGATCACCTAAGTTACCACACATACTAAAATGATTTAATTGTTTAATAAAGTCAACATCAAACCACTTCATAAAATTTGTTAATGTAATTTCTTCTAAATCTACACCATCTCTTAACGGACCGCCTTGAATTCTTCTAGGACACATTGGGCAACGAGCTTGACACTTACTTGTTACCTCAAAGTGTATTGATTTAATTTCGTCTATATTATACATTCAAATTCTCAGCTATTCTTTCTGCAACGAGTCTTATAGTTTGACTGCCAGGATGAATATCATCTCTTGCTTTGTCTGATATCTCAGGAAGAGGACTACCTAAATCATCGCACCCTATAACATTAGCAGTTTCCTGGAAGTAACTTGCTTCATAGTATTCGGTGTCTTTCCATAACTGTTTACTAGTTAAACTAGCAAGTAAGGCATGTGTTTCTCCGTGTTCTTTAGACTTTGTCCAATGACCTATATAGTTATGTGGAGTTATGTTCCAAGGACCATAAAAAGTAACATCTTTACGATCATAATATACTGTTCGATCATATCCTGTCCAAAGATGCACTACGGCTTTTGGTGTTGGATAATTAGCACTTAAAATTATTGAGTTATGTAATGCGTATGTAATAGAACTTCCACCAACGCCCATATTAATTACAGGTCGATTAATTAAAGTAGATAATTGACTGCTAATAGTATCAGCATCATCAACTCCAACGCCAAATACTGCACTACATCCAAATATAACTATTGATTCCGCCCAGTCAATATCTGCAAATTGTTTTGTTCGATAACTATGCTTATTAAGAGTATACCTAACTGACTTATTTCTATATTCCCAATCTTTAGATTTTGTCTTAAGATTTGTTTGATATAACTCATTAGAATCTGTACCAAGGCTAGTAAAATTATTAATTACCTTATTGTTACCAGCAGTTGGTAGGAAACTTCCAGCTCTAATAGACTTTGGTATACTATTAAAAAGTTTTAACATTATTTACGACCTATAATCATATATCTATCATACTTAGGTAATTCTAATATACCTGAGTAAAGCTCTTTACTAATTTGTGCCTTCCATTTAAAGTCTTCTAGACTTTCTGAACAATTAATGTGCTCAGGATGAGATGAAAAATTGTTACTTTGTACAACTATCCACGTGTCATCTGGAACTTTTTCTAACCAAGTATTATATTGTTCTTGTGTAAGATGCTCGCAACTTGTATTAATAACAATGTGTGGATCTTCTGTATATACATAATTACACATATCTTCTGTAACTGCATCAAATGAGCCGTCCATCTCATATGCTTTATTCATGCCCAACGCTATGTCCTTACACGCAGGGTCAATATCAATAGATCTAATATGTCGTACACCAAGCTCGCTATTAAAAAGCATTGAAGCCAAGATTCCATACCACCCTCCAAAGATAACTATTTTACTAGCTTCAGCATGATTAACCGAAGCGAGCGATTCACATAACCAAACTTTACTATCAAGCTGACCATGCCAGAAACTTTCTAACACACGTTTATGATCGTCTGCATCTCTAATTGTGTCCATCCAATAAGCTATGTCATTAATACTAATCTTCATACACTAGCTCTTTTGGTATTTTGCTATCTGCACTACTTACACAAGTTGGTGTAATACAAACTTTACGTTCTTTAAATAAATTAAACCCTTTATCAATAGTACCTAACGGTTCGTCATGACAACTATAAGCACGTTTAACTTCGCCGCCTGGTTCGCGAATAATACAACTTTGGTATCCTGCATTACACATCCACCCTTCAAATTTATTAAACTTATGAGCATTAAGTCTTTCTGCTTGGTCTAACTTATATTCTGTTCCTGCTTTATCGTATAATAACATCTGTTCTGTTTCTTGTTCCATTTCATTTTGCAATATTTCCCATTGTTTAGGACTGTATCCTTCAACTATTGCACTTGCTGTATCATTACTTTGTGGTTTTAATGTAACATGTAATCCTTCGTTTTTAAACCTTACAGCTCTTTCGTAATATTCATCAAACATACTCGGAACCATAACTTGATTAATTGTAACTAATACTCCATGTTCTTGTAGAAATATAAGTTTACCCATAAATTCTTTTTCATTAGAAAATTCTGCATGATAACTTGCTGTGATGCTTTTACGATCTAATCTATCCGTTGCTGTTAACCATTTATTCCACCAATTAAATCCTGGACTAGCATTAGTAGTCATGTGTATACTAAGGTATTCACTAACTGGTTCATTATATGCTTTAATTAAATCTATTAAGCCTTTATATGCAGTAGGCTCGCCTCCACTAAAACTAAAATGAAACTTATCAAAGCTATTAGCTCTAGCTTGACTTTTAATTTGATCCATTGTTTGAATATACTGTTCAATAGGTCTGTGGTCTACAACTTTGCTTTTAGCATACGGCCAGCAATAGCTACAATTATAATTGCAAAATCTGCCTAAGATCCAACTAACTGAAAAAACATTGTTTTCCAACATAGTTTTTTGTCCTAGTTTAACAATACCTAATTTGTTTATATCAACAATTTTCTGCATCAAACTTTTCTTTTAACCATTTATAATCATTAATTTTAAATAACGCTTTGATATTCCCTTTATTTGCTTCGCCATACTCTTTACCTGCACGAGCTCCTGCCATAGCATAGTCTCCGTTAGGTTTACCCATTCCTTCATTACACCATACCATCAACCGCATTTCAGTTTCTTCGTCTACTTGACCTCTGATAATTTTACTTGATAATTTAACACATTCTCTAAATCCACTCTTCCATGCATTAAATGGATCTGTATTAAATGCTGTAACATTGCTAATTTCTTCATGTGCAAAAAACTTATTGCTAATACTAGTTGTCATGTCTGGATTAGTAACATCCATATCTATTGTTAATTGCTTTGGTAATAACTTTATACCACCATAGCCGTATTCTAAAAAGTTTACAGGATTTTGACAACGCCACACATGAACTGCTTCCATATCCCATTCATTAGCAATGTAATCAAATTGCCATTCATCTTTTAGTTTA